CGCAAGCGTTCGAGGTGTCGAACGACGGCACGTCTTGGTCTGCGGTTGGTGGATGGCTGGTCGCGGGCGCTGCTATTCCGGCCACGACGTCTACGGTCAACGGCCACTGGGTGTGTCCGTGCGCCGGAAGGTTCTTCCGCGTCCGGTTCTCCGCGTACACCAGCGGCGTTGCGGTTGTCAATCTCGTCCTGAAGAACGCGCCAGCGTTCTTCCCGGCGTCCAGCCCCAGCATCGCGGCCAACAGCGCCGTCAACGTGGCGCAGTTCGGCGCAACGAACATCGTCACCGCCGGAGTTGCGGGCATCCCGGCCATCGGCGGCAACATCGCGGTTGGCGCGGCCCCGACCGCGAACCCGATCCCGCTTGCTTGGGACGGCACGAATACGCGACGAATCCTAACGGACGCGTCGAACGGCGGCGCCGTGTTGGGATCCAGCGCGCTGACCAACGGGCAGACCTCCCAAACGCACCGACAGACCACGACCATCACTGGCGGCGTCCAATTGAAGGGCAGCGCCGGGAGGCTGACCATGCTGGTCATCAGCCAAAACGCGACCGTCGCAGGGTTCCTGCACGTCTTCAACGCGTCGAGTTACATTCTCGGCAGCACGTCTGACATGATGGTGTACGCAGTGCCCGCGACGGTCGGCATCTACGCCGTACCCCTGCCCGAAGGCGGGCTGTTCCTCTCCTCCGGGATCGGAATTGCATTCACGGCGGGAGCCGCAGCAAACGACAACACGGCATTCGGATCGGCCCCGAACTTGGCCGCGAACTACTCATTCATCTGAGATCAACCATGCTCATCCAGAACATCGTCGGACAGCCCGCGAACACGGGAAACAACGCGCTCATCAACGGTCGCGCCGGACAACTCGGAGATGTCATCTTCTCCGAACTCCACGGGCGGTACTACGAAACCACCTATCGGGGCAACTCGTTCCTGCTGTCTGTCTCGACGGCGGCTGCCGTCACCGCCTACGCGGGCGGCGCGGCTGGTACTCCCATGATCGCGCTCTTCAATCCGGTGGGATCAGGCAGGAACGCCGTTATCAACAAGGTGTCGGTCGGCAACGTCGTTGCGGCGAGCGCCGCCGGAACGGTCGCGTTCGGCCTGTACTTCGGCACGACCGCGACCATCACGCAATCCACCACGACTGCGCCGTGGAACATGGGTACGCAGTTGCAGTCCGGATCGGTGATGACCGGATTCCGCAACGTGGCGCTGACGAGCGGCTCGGCAGCATCCAACGTCATCGCGTTGGCGTCGTACTACTGGGCCACGGCTGCGGGCGTCGGCAACGTCACCCCGGCAGTCACGGACCTCGATGGCGCGCTCATCATCCCTCCCGGCTCCTACGTCGCGCTCGGCGGGTCTGCCGCGCTGACCAGCGCCACTTGGATCGGCTCGCTCCAGTGGGAAGAAGTGCCTGTCTGATAGGAGGACGCCATGAAGATCGAGGACTTGGCGCAGTTGGTCCGAAACCGGATCGCCGCGCTTCAGACGGAGCGCGAGACTGCGGTACGCATCGGAGACGTGGCCGGGATCGCGCGGTGCGACACGCAGATCGCGGAAACCAACGCCACTCTCGCGACGCTTGAAGAGGCCGCGACGCAGTAGGATGCACGACACTACAGAGGAGACAACTTGCAGACCGTGACCTTCAACAGTCAGGCAGGACAGGACGCCTTCGCGCTTCGCGTTGCGCGTCGATGGTCGTTTCTCGACATCGGCGCGGGCGAGCCTGTGACGATCAGCAACACCAAGGCTCTTGAGGACGAGGGGTGGAAAGGCATCCTGTGCGACATCGAGCACGCGGAGACTCTGCGGGCCGAGCGCAAGGCGCACGCGGTCTACGGCGACTTCTTCGCGCAGGACTGGCGGGCGATCCTGCACGACTTCGCGCCGGACGGTCGCATCGGATACCTGTCGCTCGACCTTGAGCCGCCCAGCCTGACGCTACAGGCGCTGTGCAAACTCCCGCTCGACGCGGTGCGGTTCGACTGCATCACGGTGGAGCATGACCTGTACCGAAACAACGCGGCGATACGGTCGGCCATGCGCGGCATCCTGCGGGACGCCGGGTACGAACTGGTCGCGCCGGATGTCTGCGTCCGGGTCGGCGAGTCGCGGTTGCCGTTCGAGGACTGGTGGGTTGACGGCGGCTTGGTGTCGGCGTCGTACGCCGCAGAAGTCGCCGCGCAGATTAGGAGTCAGTGGAATGCGTTCTGAAACCGTACCCATCGACTCGCTGTCGTTCGATCCCGCCAATGTCCGAAAGCATGGAGAGCGCAACCTAGCGACGATCAAAGCGAGCCTCCTGCGGTTCGGCCAGCAGAAGCCAATCGTCGTTGACGCAAACGGCGTGGTTCGCGCTGGAAACGGCACGCTCGCCGCCGCCAAGGCGCTCGGGTGGAAAGATATCGCAGTGGTGCGCTCGACGCTCGCGGGCAGCGAGGCGACCGCCTACGCCATCGCGGACAACCGCACCGCCGAACTCGCGGAGTGGGACGAGGACGCGCTTGCCGAGACGCTGTCGGCGCTCCAGTGCGAGGACGAGGCGCTGCTTGACGCGGCTGGCTTCGACTCGGCGGAACTGTCGAAGATGATCGACGGCATGGCCGAGGTGACGGAGGACGAGGTTCCCGAGCCTCCCGCGGAGCCGATCACGAAACCGGGCGACCTGTGGCTGCTTGGCGAGCATCGCTTGCTCTGCGGTAACAGTACGACGGAGGAGGAGGTGGCGAGGCTGATGGATGGAGCGAAGGCGGATCTGTGCTTCACATCTCCGCCGTATGCGCTCGGCAAGTCTGTTTCTTTGAGCGGGAATACCGCAATGGCAAGCAAGCAACGCGTCTATGACCAGCACGATGACAACCCGGACGAATGGGGGCAACTCATGGACGGATGGTGGAATGCGTCATTGCAAGCCGTCGAATCCGTATGGATTGTGAATGTGCAGCCATTAGCCGGAAACAAACGCGCTTTGATGCGATGGATCAATGCGCGGGTGGAGAGACTCATTGACATTATTACATGGGACAAAGGACACGCACAGCCACCAATGGCATCGGGAGTTTTGGCATCTCGTTACGAATGGATGATCGGAATGGGGAAGTTGGAATCGTCCCGAGCGTTTCCTTTGTCATCGTGGCGCGGCACAATTCAATCGGTATATGAAGCGCCGCCACAGCGCGACAATCAGTTCGCTGAAATACACGCTGCAACGATGCCCGTTCATGTTCCATCGTGGATCATGGGGACATTGTGCGATCAGACAAAGTCTGTATATGAACCATTTTGCGGCACGGGCACCACGTTGATCGCCGCCGAGCAACTTGGCCGCAAGTGCTACGGCATGGAGATCAGCCCGGCCTACTGCGATGTCATCGTGAAGCGTTGGGAGACACTCACGGGAAGGAAGGCGGAACTTGCCAAGGGCCAAGATTGACATCGACCCGAAGCAGGTCGAGGACATGGCATCGATAGGCTGCACCGTCGACGAGATGGCGACGATTCTGGGCTGCTCTGGGCGCACGCTTCAGCGTCGATTTGTCACCCCCATAGAAAGGGGGCGATCGCGACTAAACCGCAGCCTTCGCCGCAAGCAAGCGGAGATGGCGCTGAACGGGAATGTCACGATGCTGATCTGGCTGGGCAAACAGTACCTCGGGCAGCGCGACAAGACGGATTCCGTCGTGCGCGAGGAAACGGTGACGCTTGACCTCCTTCCACACAAGCCCGAGACGAGAGATGGATGAGGGTCGAAGTCCCGCCCATACAAGGGCTGCTGCACCCGTCCCAGCGCGAGGTCTTCGACAGGCTCGCGCGGTTCTCCGTACTTGAGATTGGTCGCCGCTGGGGCAAGACGACATTCGGTCAGCTCCTCGGGATCAGATGTGCCACACAACGCCGCAAGTGTGGCTGGTTCGCTCCGACCTACAAGTACCTCGCCGAGCCAGTGCGCTACTTTGAGCGGGCGCTCGGCCCGGCGCTCAAGCGGTACGACCGAATCGAGAAGCGCATGGAGGTCTACGGCGGCGGCGTGATCGACTTCTGGTCGCTCGAGGACATCGACGCGGGACGCGGTCGCGACTACGACCTGATTGTCGTGGACGAGGCGGGCTTCGTGCCCAAGCTGCTCGAGTGGTGGCGGAACGCGGCGCGACCGACGCTGTCCGACCGCAAGGGTTCCGCGCTCTTCCTCGGCACGCCGAAGGGGACGGGCGACTTCCACCGCCTGTTCACGGAGGCGGAAGGTGACACGACTGGCACGATGCGTGCATTTCGGATCGGAACGCGACAGAACCCGCACATTGACCCGGAAGAAGTCGAGGCGGCTCGGCGCACGCTCCCGCCGGAGGTCTTCGCGCAGGAGTACGAAGGCGTCCCGGCAGAGGACGGCGGCAACCCGTTCGGCCTCGACGCGATCCGCGAGTGCATCGGGCCGATGTCCACGAAGCCCGCCGAGTGCTACGGCGTCGACCTCGCGAAGAGCCAGGACTACACGGTCGTCGTCGGCCTCGACGCGGAC